CAATGATACCTTCTGAAACTAACGCAGATCCAAACTGTCCCATAAATCTTGAGAACTGTCCAAAGTCTCTACCTTTAGCACCTTTAGTACCATCAATTAAAAACTTCATTAATTTTGGATTGGTAAAAACTCTTGATAAAGCTGCTGGAGCAACTACAAAAGCAATTGCTGATCCTGGATCAATATAACCATTTCCTGCTAGTGCAACAGTACCTAATTGAGTTAAAGCACCCATCTCTTTTAATTGAATAAAAATTGTACCTCTATTAGCCTTAGCACCTGGAGCTGTAATAGCACCATCTGCAAATTTTAAAGCATTTACAAATTCTTTCATGTGATCACCTTGTGCTTTAGTTAGTAAGCCACCATTTTCTATAAAGTCTTTGAAATCTTTTTCTACAAAAGTTCTTGCTTTATCAGATCTTAAATAAATATATTGATCTTTTAATTCTGTAGAATCATCAATAAATTTTTTAATGAACTGTGCTCTGATACCATCTTTTATTTTATTTGCATCTTCGACTGGTAATAATCTTGCACCTGCACCTTTAGCACCTGCAACAATTCCTGTGTCAGTCATATCTAACTTTCTAAGAAAGTCGTCAGCTACATCATTTTTACCTTTAATTAAAATTTGATCTAGTATTTTTTTCTGTCCAACACCTGTTTTAGATATTCTATGAAATATTCCATTATTAAACATATCAGGACCCATCTTAGTCAAATTAGAAAGTTTATTATATTCTGCTCTAATACCTTGAGGTAAAGGCATTCTGTCTAATTCAGCCTTAAGTAATTTTTGTATTGCTCTTCCTGTATTTTGAAACAAAGGAGAGTTACCTCCACTTGAAAGTCTTTGACTTAAAGTTCTATATTCAGATAGTACTTCATTAAATGTAGCAGATGGTTTTGCTAATCCTGAAAATTCATCAATTAAATCTAAAGCTTCTTTAGTAGCTCCTTTTTGTCTAATCTTTTGTAACTTTGCTCTTTCTGATTTTAGAATACCAGCTAAACTCATTGAAGGTTCAGAGTTTCTAGTTGTAGTATTAAATACATAATTTTTTCTAACACCATTCCAAGATAAATCTATGCCATACCCCATCTTAGGTATAACTCTTCCATTTACTGTTTGTTCTGTTGCTTCTGCAATTAATGGTGCTAGAGATTTGTATCCTTGATCTAACGCTCTGTTGTATATAAGATGACTTTTTTCAACACTCTTTGAAATTAAAGTCTCTAAGGCATTTGGATTAATTACACCTTTGTCTGTTCCTTTTATAACTGTTTCTACAAATTCATCCATACCACCTAATAAACCTAATCTTGCACCTTGTGCAGCAGTTAACATTTTACCACCTCCAAAGAATGAAGCTCCAAGTATGTTTTCTAAAGTATCAACCATACTATTTTCTGTTATTAATGCAGGTGTCAAAGTTCCATCGTCAACTCTTTTAAAGAAATCATCTCCTCTTTCAGTCATTAAATAATCTGCTCTTTCTTTTGCAAGTTTAGGATCTTTTAAAACTTTTAATTGTTCGTCTGATAATTTTTTACCTAACTCAGCTTGAGTTTTTGCAATTAAATCATCAGATACAGGGGCACCTTTTCTAGCTTGGTCTAACAATTTATAATAAGCTTTTTGCCTTGCAATATTTTGAGCGGCCATTCTACCACCTTTAATCATTTGTATTTTTTGACCTGCAACTTTGTTATAAACTTTACCTAATGCACCTGCCATACCAAAACCAAGTACTTCACCAAATCCCCCCTGGAATGCACCTCTTGCAACTTCTTTTACAATATCTTCTTTGGGGTCAAAAGTTTGAGCAATAGCAGCACCAGAACCACCCCCTACTGAAGCAGCAACTACACCTGAACCCATCTTAGCTACTTGTCTTGCAGAAACATTTAAAAGAGGTCTTGCTATTCTTGCTATTCTTGCTGCCATAGCAGCAGTACCAATAAGTGAACTTCCTCCTGTGAAAGGAGCTGCAGCGAAACCAGCTATACCACCAGCTATAGATAAGCCTACTTCTGTTACAATTCTTTTAAATGATGGAGAGGATAAAAATGATTCAGTGTCCTTATTATACTTCCCTCTCTCCGCTTCACTTAATACATCTTCAGGTGTTATAAATACTCTACCTTCATCTATGTCTTGTATACCAGTTTGTTCGTCATCAATATTTCTTGATTTTAAAAAAGAATCAATAGCTACTTGTTCTTGAGCTGTAGGTTGATCTCCCTTAATTTCAAAAGTTTGCCCTCCTTGTACTATCTCTGCCATACATTACTCCGTAAATATTTTGATTGCACCTGATTTAGTTTTTTCGTAACCAATTGGAGTACTGAAATCTACAAACTGACCAACACCACCAGACTTTTCTAAAATTTCAATTGCTGTAGTTATATCCCCTCCAGTATTCTCAGATATATCTTGAGCTGCACCTAAATATTTTTCAAGTGATTCTAACTTAGCTTCAAAAACTCTTTCAGTGTCTCCTACTTGTGGAATTAATTCTTTAATTCTTTCTCTTTCTTGGTCAGATACTTGAGCACCAGAAATAGCTTGTGTTAAGAAAATTGTTGCTTGATCTATTTTAGTTTTAAAACCTGCATAATTTTTTGCGTAATCTGTTCCTGCTGCTTTACCTAAAAAACCTCTAATTCTATTTACGTCGCCAGGACCAACGGGTTTACCTAACTGAATATAGTCGGTTGCTATATCAGATAACAAACCTCTCGTTCTTTTGTAGCCTCTAAGCTCTTTCATCTGTTCTGCAGAAGGTTTAGATACAACTGTAATTTTACCATCACCGTCTATTTGAGCCACAGTACCAGTTGGTAATTTATAATCTTTTAATTCTGATTCACTTAAAGTTCTAAGACTTTTGCCAGATCCTTTTGCTTTTTCTACAGATAAAATAGTTGCTGGTAATTTACCTAGACCTTCTCCTAATGCTCTTCCCACACCCGCTAAAGCATTTTCTCCTGTTCTTTGAGTTGATGATAACAATGGTGCAGCGAATGTTGCAGCATAAATAGCTTTTTCTTTTGGAGATAATGAACCTAACCCTCCTGCTTGGAAATGTTTTACAACAGGTTTTAAACTTTTTAAGTATCTGTCCTTAAACATTTTTCTAGTTAATACTTCGTCCATATTACCTCGGTTGCATCAAGTTGTAAGCAGAGTATGCACCTAGTCCTGCACCGACTGCTTGTCCAATTGGATTAGAACCGGGAGCCGTGGTCGATGTAACTGTGCTCTGTGTTGTTGGTAAATTAGTCATAATACCTTTTAAGAACTCAACTCTTTGATACGGCTCGTAAGCTCTTTGTAATTCAGTTTGTCTTTGTGCATCAAGTGCTTGTTGACCTACACCTCTTTGTAATGCACCTGCTTGCATCTGTGCATTGATATCAGCTAATGACATTGCTTGTTGCTGAGCACCTATTTGACCTAAAGCCTGGCCTCCTGCAAGTTGTTGTTGTCTTTGATTTTGAGCTGCACCTAATGCAGTTTGAAAACCTTGTGCTTGTGCTTGACCTATGTTTGCTAATCTAGCTCTTTCTATTTCGGCAGATTGAATACCTTGTCTTCCTCCACCAAATGCACCTGCATCAACAGCTTGTGCTGCAGCTTGATTTTGTGCTATGGCTGCTTGTCTAGAAATTTCATCAGTAACATAAGATTGATAAGGGTTAAAGAAAGCAGATATATTAGGATCTTTCAGTCCTGTTTGTAATGAACCTATACCAGAAGTTACTGTACCTGCACCTACACCTGTCTGACCTGCTTGAGTAATTCCTGCCTGTTCCATAGCTGAAAGAGGTGCAACTTGAATAGTTGGTAAAGATACAGGTGTCTTAGCTAAACTTGCAGCCTCATCATATAAGGCTAACTTTCTAGATTCAACTCCTGGTGCTTCTCTCGCAATACTTGTTTGTGTTCCTGTAGAGGAGCCACCACCTCCGCTTGAACCACCTCCACCAAAAATACTCATTTAATTAATCTCCTTTTGATATTGATAATGTTTTACTTTCCAACCATGATTTCCTACAAATTTTTTCCACCCTGGTCTTCCTAACATATTTAATCTTTTGCATTTATTAATTTTAGCAAAATTTTCTAATGTGTATATTAATTGATCTACCCACATTTGATATTTTTTCCCAGTACAAATACATCCTTGTAATTCTTTAAAGTTTGGATTCTCAAAAATTCTAGTAGTACAACAACCAAATACTTTAGTTTCTCCATCGTCATCTTGTCCAAACATTATAAATAATTGCATTCTATCTTTTTCTAACTCTTCTTTTATGTCTTTAAGATCTGCATAAGATCCTCCATATTTAAGAGCTTCCGCAATTAAAAATTCTACTAATCCCCAAAATTTATCTATTTCTTGAGGTAATACAGATATAATTTGTACTTGTTTTGAAATAGGTTTATTTTTCTGTTTTGTTTGCATCGACTAAATCATAAATTCTTTTTAATTTTTTTTGTTGATCATAAAAGAAATCAGCTCCTGCTTTTCTCATACTTTTATAACTTTTTGGATCTGCGCCAGACAATATACCAGCTCCTAAAACTGCATCAGCACGTGATACAAACTCGCCATCTGCTAATTGTGCAAGCATAGTGTCTTCATCCTTATCACCATTACCAGCTCCATCTTCAACATATCCTTCTGCTTTTACATAATTATTAATATCATTTTCATCGTGATCCGTTTTTGAAGGTAAGTAATTAACACCTCCTTTATTAAATTTAGAAACTATATTAGCTAGTCCACCTTCGTTTGCATAAAACATATTTGATCCATAAGTCTGATCTCTTGTTGGTCTTGCATTTACTGTTGGAACAAAAGCTCCTTGTAATTTAGCAGATTGTTCTGCATAAGCTCTTGTGTAATCCCCTTCATCGAAAGGTGGTTCAACGGGTTCTTCGTCCCCTCCTAATAAAGGTAAAACGCTTGAAGCCATTAAAGCAGTGCTTAAAGGATTATCTTTTGCTTTTTGTAATAATGCACCTAAGCCTTTTTTCTCTGCTGCTTTTGGCATAACATTTAAACCTGATAGTTCTCCACCTCTTGATGTAATTGCTCTTCCAAATTTATCTACACCTATTTGTGTCCCTGCTGGCATGTTTGCTTGATTTAAAAAACTCGCACCTAAATTACCTTGAGGCATTGCTGCAGCTGATTGACCCATACCGAAAGCACTTTGTACTCCTGAAAAAGGAGCACCTGTAAATGTTGATCCTCCAACTCCTGCAGCACCGAGAGCATAAGAACCAGTTCCAACAATAGCAGCATCTCTTAATGCTCTCTTTGTTGATTTACCTCTAAGTTTTTGTACACCAAATGTGGCTAATGCTAATGTAAATGGATCCATAGTCTAATTTTCTAATAATAGCATATATTACCATTTTACTTACTAGGTTTCAACTCATCAGCAAATCTACCTTCGTACTGATGTTCACCTATATGTATTATAGTATCATTTATATAAGCATAACATTTACCACCTATATTTTTCCATAATTGGCAGAAAGAAAAATCTTCACCTAAATAAGTCTTGGTCCGTGGATCGTGGATCGTGTCAAAGAAATTCCACAAATTAGGCTTATCAACATATTCACCATTAATAACTGTTTTTTGTACAATACCCTTGTCTGGATAAGCTTTTATCATTTTATCAAATACAGATCTTTTAATCAGCATGCATCCCGTTGGACTATGAGTTACTTCCATAACTCCATTATCAACATTTATGTTATCATTATTTTCAACTTTCATTGGGTAAGTATTAAATGATTTTTTTAAATCATTAACTGTTTTAATAGATCCTTCTTTAATTCTGCATAGTGCCTTATCCCACATAATTGTTTTTAAAGGATAAGGTATAGATAGTACGTCCTTATCTTTTTTAATCATTTTTAATATGGAGGGTGAATCAAAATAAATATCAGAATCTACAAATAACATATGTGTATAATTAGACTCTAAAAATCCTGCTACACAAAGATTTCTACCTTGTGTTACAAGTGAAGATTTAATTAATGAAAATGTAATTTTTATTTTATTTTTGATACATAATTGTTGTAACTCTAATAAAGCTTGAGTGTAATGTATTGAACATTCACTATGTACAGGTGTAGCAACAAATAGTGATACTGGTGATTCTTCTAGTTTTACTTGGTTAGTATTTGGTTTCCACATAGGTGTTGTTGCCTTAATACCAAGTTCTGAACTTACCTTTATTTCTTTTAATGTTTGATAAGTATCTTTATTTACTGTTTCTTGCACCAATTGCTCCTTTCAAAAAGTTAGACCATTCCATACCTTTTTTATTCCAGTTATAAAATCTTTTATAGAATTTTTGTTGTTCTTCTAAATGCTCTTGTATAAAATCTTCGTGTAAGTAGTTTGCTGCAGTCTCGATTGCAGATGCAGTAGCTTGAGCCATTGTTTCATAGTTTGTAGAATAATTAATATAGACGGGCCATTCAGCACATGTTTCGTACAATGCACCAAAGTTATTTGTAATCACATGCACACCTGCAGTCAAAGCTTCTAATGCTGATACACAAGATGTTTCTTCAAATATACTTGGATAAACAAACATATCATAATTAGGCATTTGTTCTAAAATATATTCATTTGGTTTATAGCCTATATAATTTACATTAGGTAATTTTTTTGCTTGTTCATATAAAGGTTTAAATTCTTCATCGTGTACTTTACTAAAATCATCTCCATAGACTTGAGAGGACGAGTAAACATCTAGTATAATATTAGGATTTTTTACATCTTGCATTGCACGTAATAATACATTCAAGCCTCTCCAAGGTGTGCAGTGGTGTATTAATTTTATAGGTTCTCCCTTTTTGTATATTTTTCTTATTGGAAAATCTTCAACCCCGTTTTTAATAACTATAGATCTGTCTGTTGGTACGTCAAAGAAGTATCTAAACTTTTCATAATTCCAATGACTATTAAATACATACCAATCATATTCTTTATGTCTTTCTTTGTTACCAAAAAAATTTTGTAGGTTTGGTTGGTCCCAAGAATTCTTTTGCCAAAGTATATTTACTTTATTAGGATCTATTGGAACTTTACCTGGTATGGATGTGCAGATCTGTACTTGATCTAATAATTCTTTTGAAACATGTTTATGCAACATTTCCAATTGTAGTTCTGTTGCACCACGAGGTTTCATTATTTTTTAGTTAGCACTCCCATGGAAACTTTTGTAACTTTAATTTCTAGGTCTTGTCTAAAATCTTCTGCAGTTGTATCAGTGTTAGGGTCTAATACATCAGCTTGAAATTCATCTTTAGACACATAAACTTTACCAGTCCTTTTGTGTTTTATAATTTCTTTTGCTTCTGCTGGTATTTTTATTATATCGCTCATTGTTTACGTCCTTGTCTATTATATTTTTTATTATGCTGCAACTTCTTTTTTTTATTGGGACTCTTAGCGTGTCTTCTAGGTCTTTTCCTAGGTTTATCTCTTTCAACGTAGTCTTTAAATTTTCTAGCCATTTTCCTGTGATCTATCTATCAAAGCATAACTTACAGCACCTGTAATCTCATTAGCTGTATCTGCTTGCATTTCAAGGACATCACTTGCTTCTAGGTTTAGTGATTCTTTAATTAAATTGTCGGTAGATTTGTTTAAACTAACGTGACCTATTTGAACACGAGAAGCTCCTGATTTTGTTATAAATAAATCTGTATCTACACCACTTGCAGTATCGTGAACTGCTTGTACATTTTTAACAATAATAGTTCCATCTGCAGGACAGGTTAAAACTGTCGTGATGTTTGTTGTAGTTAAATCAAATGTTTCGCTTTTATATCTAATTGTCATGACATAAAATAATTAAAGGTGTTTTGTTCATTTTTAATTTCTTCTTGATAGGAAGTATTTAACTTATCTTTTAAAGTTTGTAAAGACTGAGCCACTTGTCTTTGATTATCCTCTGTGTATTCAGGTGTTGGTTCTGGAATAACTATATCTACTCTTGCCATTATCTCATTCCATCAGCTTGTATATCTGCTCTAAAAGTACCATATCTCCAACTTTCATCTGTAGAGGTGTTAGCTATTTTTAAATTAGCTGCTCTTCCTCTTGCTCTAGTATCCACTTTATCTGTAGTGGAAGTTATTGTAAAAGGACCAAGAGGTGAAGATGAAGAAGTATCTGTTGAATAATTTCTAAGATTTATTGTAACCTGCGCATTACCATTTAATAATTTAAAGTCTGGTATAAATCTTCTCATACTCATAAATACCTCACCATCTGTTATATCAAAATCCCCAGATTGAATAAAAGCTGGAATAGCTGTTTTTGCTCCAGTAAAATCTACTTCATTATTACCCACTTCATGAGCATAATATGTAGATGCACCGTTTTGGTTTGTCACTCCTTGAATAGTAGGAAATGTTGGTGTACCAGACGCATTATATTCAGTGGCATATGGATTGTCGTATAACGTTGCATCAAACCAAGTGGTTCTTGAAAGTGATCCAGTCGTCCAAGTATTTTCTGTGTAGTTATAAGTTACAACTCTATCAATTAATGTTGATCCAGATTTAGGATAGAACCAACTTATCTCTTCATAAAGATGATTTAATCCAACGTATACTTGTTCTCCATTGCCATAACTAATTCCAAGATTATCTCCTTTATTTGTAAATACAAAATCTTCAACTAAACACGGTACAGATTTTACAGTACCATCGTATACAAAAAAACCTCCTGCTTGACCCATCCACCAAACAGCTCCGTTAACATACTTAATAGCGTGTTGACCAATAGCTCCACAATTACTTCCAACTTGTCTTATAGAAAATGTAAATGGAGGACCTACAAACTGCATTACATAAGCTGAAGTGTCGGTTAGTATTAAAATATAATCTTTTCCTCTTACAGCTCCTACAATTCTTGTCCCTGAATCTATTCTAAATGTACCCGCAGTATTAACTGAAGTAGGTGTGTAATCATTTATATTTTCTTGATCAGAAAATCTTATAAACATTTTATCTTGAGTATTTGAAGTGCCAATTGTAGTTTCTGTTCCAAGTATTACTAAATGCCTATCTCTTTCGGAAACAATAGACATAACAGATTTAGTGGGTGCTCCACTAACGACA